TGGCTGTTGGTGCGTTTATCTCCGGTGGCGGGCTCGGTGTTTTGTTCGGGTCCGGTGCGTTTTCGGTTCTCGGAACGACCGGCGCAGCCGTAGCCGGCGCGTTGTTTACCGTTGCCGGCTCGCTCGCCGTTAACGCCCTCATCCCGCCATCTCAACCCTCGCTCCCGGACCTCTCCGGCCAAAACACCCAGGACAGCCCGTCCCTGTCCATCCGAGGCGGCCGCAACCGCGCCAACCGCTTCGGCGCCGTCCCGCGTCCCTACGGCACGCACCGCATGTACCCGCCGCTCGCCGCCGATTACGTGACCGAGGTCAACGGCGACGACCAGTACCTGCGCATGGCCGTTTGTTGGGGCTATGGCCCACTGCTGATCCAAAACCTGCGCATCGGTGAAACGCCTATTGAGGAATTCGCGGACGTTCAGGTCGAGACGGACCCCGGGTTTTCTACGCTCACCAGCCTGCCGTTCTTCCCAGACACCGTAGACGAGCAGCAGCTATCGATCTCGCTCAAGCAATCGGAAGGCTTCACCACCCGCACGACCGAGCCGGACGCGGATGAGATCGTGGTGGACATCACGTTCCCGCGCGGACTGGTCGCGTTCAACGACCGGGGGAACAAGCGCAGCCGCACGGTCAATGTTGAGGTCCAGTACGCGGAGGCAGGCACGAGCAACTGGAAAGGCGTCGGGCAGACCGCCAGCAAGAGCAGCCAGACGACGACGGTCGTGTCGAGCAGCCAGTACTATGGCAGGACCGAGACACAAGAAAGAGGCGACAACACGACGACGGTGCGCGTTGATCGGCAGGTTAACGGCTGCGTCTATGTGGATCGCTATAACGGTGAACTGCGCAAGGAAGTTCGCGAGGGGTTCACCGAAGGAAATCCGACCGACTGGGTGCCGCAAAACGGTCTGATTGTCGCGACGTTCTCGCTTGATGTCGGCGACGATGGCGTGACCGGAAGTCTCACCGACCGCCGCGCTTTTGGCTCCGACGCCAGCGGTTTCGCGCCGTCGCTGTCCACAGGCTCGGGCGGCACCGACACGACGGTCAGCGTGGCAAGTGGCACCGTGGACCCGGCGACGTTCCGCGTTACGGGCCGACAGACGAACGCTCTACGCCGATCTGTTCGGTTCCAGGTGCCGCGTAGCCAATACGACATCCGTGTCCGGCGCGAAACGGCGGACAGCAGCGACAATCAGGTGTTTGACGACGTAGCCTGGACGGCGCTGCGCACGATCACGGACGAACCGCCGATCACATTCGAGCAGCCCATCGCGGTCACGGCGCTACGCATCCGGGCGTCGGATCAGCTTAACGGCGTGATTGACCAGTTGAACGCAGATGTGACGGCCATTCTGCCGGACTGGGATGGGGCTAGCTGGGTGGAACGGCCCACCGTTAACCCGGCGTCCTCCTATCGCGACGTGCTGACTGGCAACGGTAACGCCCGCGCGCTCGCCACGAGCCGACTGGATGACGCCACGCTGCAAGAATGGCACGACTTCTGCGAAGACGAGGGCTTCGCCTACAACTTCCCCGGTGACACGCAGACTAGCGTCCAGCGCAAGCTGGCAGACATCGCGCAAGCGGGCCGGGCGGCCCCGACCATCCGCGACGGCAAGTGGTCGGTGGTCATTGACCAAGAGCGCACGACGCCCGTCCAGCACTTCACGCCGCGCAACTCGTGGGGCTTTGAAGGGCAGAAGGCGTTTCCCGACCAGCCGCACGCATGGCGCATCCGCTTTCCGAACGAAGATGAAGGCTATGAGCAAGACGAGCGGATCGTCTACGACGACGGCTTTGACAGCAGTAACGCGACCAAGTTTGAAAGCCTAGAGCTTGCTGGCGTCACGGCGCCGGAGCAGGTCTACACGCTAGGCCGATATCACATCGCCGTCGCACGCCTGCGCCCGGAGGTCTACACGTTCTCGACCGACGTGGAGCACATCGTCTGCACCCGCGGCGATCTGATCCGCGTCACCCATGACGTGCCGCTGTGGGGTTTGAACAGCGGACGCGTGGTGTCCGTCACCGACGATGGCGGCAGCCCGGCTCAGGCGACCGGCGTTCGGCTGGACGAGGCGGTCACGATGGAAGCGGGCAAGAGCTACAACCTCCGCTTCCGCCTGGCGGACGGTTCCACGTTGGTCAAGGACGTGAACACCGTTGCCGGCGACACGCAGGATTTGACGTTCTCGACGCCGTTCGACCTAGCCGACGCGCCGGAGGCCGGCGATCTGGCGATGTTTGGCGAGGTCGGCAGCGAAAGCGTGGAGCTGCTGGTCAAGAGCATCGAGCCTGGCGAGAACCTGACGGCCAAGATCACGGCGGTGGATCATAGCCCAGCGATCTATCAAGCGGACCAAGGCGCGATCCCGGCATTTGACAGCCAGATCAGCCAGCGCGTCGGCCTGCCGTCGGTCACGATCACCGAAACGCGGTCGGACGAAAGCGCGCTCCAGCGGGTGGATGGCAACTCGCTGCTGCCGCGCATCATCATCAGCGTCGCGCCCATCGACAATGAACAAGCGGAGCTAGAAGCCGAGATACGCCCGGCTGGCGTCGGCAACTATCGTGCCGCGACGGTCCAGTCTCGCACGCGGTCCGAAATTGTCTTAACCGACGTAGACAGCGGCGAAACGTACGACGTGCGCGTGCGCTGGCGCGACCGCAACCGCCTGCTGCCTGGCCCCTGGACCACGCTCAGCACCTACACGGTCATTGGCCGTACGTCCAAGCCGAGCGGGCTGACGGGGCTGACCATCAGCACGTTCGGTGGCATGGCCTATTTGCGTTGGGACCCGATTGCTGAACTGGACGTGCGGTTTGGCGGGCGTATCGAATTTCGGCACAGCAAGAAGCAGACCGGCGCAACCTGGGCCGAGAGCGTATCTATTGCCCGCGATGCGCAAGGGTCAGCCACACAGACGCAGCTTCCGCTTAAGGCCGGCACCTATTTCGCCCGTGTGTTCGACAGCGGCGGGCGTCCGGCTGAGACAGTCCAGAGCGTCAGCACCAAGCAGGCTAACGTCCTCAGCTTTGCCAACGTCAGCAGCATCACCGAGGACAGCGCGTTCAACGGCGACACCAGCAACGTGTACGTGTTGAACAGCGCGCTCAGGCTGCCGAGCACCCTTTCGGTTGAAGCTGGCGACGAACTGACGACTGAAGGCGGCGAGACGCTGGCGATGGAAGGCTACAGCGACACCGCGCCAATTACCGGCACTTACGACTTTGCCGGATCGGTGGACCTCGGTTCGGTCAAGTCGGTGCGCGTTACCAGCGACATCGGCGCAACCATCATCAATGAGCGCGACCTGATTGACACTTGGGGTTTGGTTGATGACCGCGTGACCTGGGACGGCACGCTGGACGCGCTGGCTGACTGTTACGTGCAGGTCCGCCACACCGACGACGATCCGACCGGCTCGCCGACCTGGTCCGCTTGGGAGCGGCTGGACGCGAGCGAGATCGAGGCGCGCGGCTTTGAGTTCCGGGCGATCCTGACCACCGACAATCCTTCCTACAACATCCGCGTCGATGAACTCGGCGTCACCTTAGACGAGGTTGCGTGAATGGCGATCAAGATCAGCGAGCTAACCGCTCTTTCCACCGCCGCAAGCGCGGACGTACTGCCGATTGTGGACGACGACGTGTCCGCGACCAAAAAAATCAGCATTGCAAACCTTTTTGCAAGCGCGCCATCTGACAGCATCAGCGGCGACGCTATCGACGGCGGCACGATTAGTAACGCCAACATTGCAGGTAGTTACGCGCTATCCGGTGTAGTCGATGCTACGGCCGCGACGATTGAGTTTCGCGACGATAACATTTTTCTTGTTGGCAGCGCGGATAACAGTAAAAAGGTCAACTGGCAAGTAGACAACCTGACCACGTCCACGACCCGCACCCTGACGGTACAGGACGCAAGCGGGACACTGCCCCTACTTGACCGAGCGCAGACTTGGGGCGGGTTGCAAAAGTTTGACGACGGCGTTCAAGTCGCCCGAAATGGCAACGGCGACCTGCTTGTCGGTACGACGAGTACAACAATTGACTCGTCTAACTTTGGCATCAACTTAAATGGTGGTAGCCCTCTAGGGAAACTTGAGGCGTCCGCTGATCTGGGTGGTACTTCCGTTGCTCACGGTCTTTTCGGCAATGCTGGTCAACTTCGCATCAAGGGCGACGGTGACCTAGAGAACACGAATGGCAACTACGGCACCATTTCCGACCCGCGCTTGAAGCAGGACGTAACACCAGCGCAAAGTCAGTGGGACGACGTGCGCGACCTGGGCCAGCGGTTCGTGAACTACCGGCTGATTGAAAGCGTCGAACGACAAGGTGACGATGCGCCCACGCTGCTGTCCGTCCTGGCCGACGACGACTTCGCCGCGCGTTTCCCCGGCCTGACAAAAACCGGCGACGACGGCTATCGCTCGTTTAAGCAATCAGTGGCAAGTATGAAAGCGCTGATCGCGCTGTCTGAGGCGCTAAATCGCATCGAGGCGTTGGAGGCTAAAATTGACTGACCCCCAATACAAGCTCCCGGAAAGCACCCTCAACCGGCTTCTTGCATACCTTTCTAAGCGGCCTTGGGAAGAAGCCGACCCGCTGATCCGGGATCTTCAGCAGAACGCCAAGCCCGCATCTAAGCGAAAGCCGGAATAATGGCACAATCTGACCTCCTCATTGAAAACGACGATGGCGCAGCAGTCCGGCTGGACATTCAGGCTGCGTTGCAGGCGCTGGCGACGCTCCAGAGCGGCAGTACCGCTCCCAGCACGACCTACGCCGGACAGATGTGGTGGGACACATCCACTGACCGCATCAAGCAGCGCAACTCAGCCAACAACGGCTGGATCACCTGGGCGAAATTTGATGGCACCAACCCGCTTTCGCTTGTGGCCGGCGGTGTCGATCAGGTGCAGGCTGTCGAAAACTTGGCAGACATCGACACGTCGCTGCTGTCGGATGGCAATGTGATCGCGCTTGCCAGCTATCACCCGCTGCCGTCCAGCGCCGAGCCGTATGAAGGCGGCGGCCTGCTTGTGTGGCGTCCGAACCTCGCCAAGAGCAACCACGATGGCGGTACGGTGTTTAGCCCGACCGTGCCCTGGGACTGGTCGGACGATGGCGTTGATTACCTCAATGGCGTTGGAGAAACGGATAGCGGCGGCAACGGCGTTTTTGTCCGCGCGGTGAACGACACGCTCAAGCCGGAGTATTTTGGCGCCCGGCTGGACCTCGAAAGCTACCCGTCCATTCACGCGGCTCTGGATCGCCTGTTCTCTGACTTCAAATTCGGTGAACTGGACGGTGGCGGCAAGCAATACCTTTACGGCCAGGGATACACCTATAACGGCGCTTTCACGAACAAGCGCATCACCGGATTGCGGTTGAACAGTTCGGTTAGCTTTTCCGGAACGGACATGCTGCACTTCCCCGGTGACGGCGGAAGCAGTTCGGCGGTCAAGCGCCTGTTTATTGACAATTGCTCTTTCTTGGCCGGTGGTAACGCGGCCCGGTGCATCCGCCTAAACCTGACTTCCGGCATCTACATTCACCACAACGAGTTCAGCGATTACACAACGCACGGCATTTTGGACGAGCACGACGAAGCTGCAAGCGAGCACGAAATCGCATACAACTACTTTGATGGCAAAAACCAGCGCAGTGCCACCGGCATTGAAATAAATGCTGCCGACGCAACCCTTGAGCACAACTTGATGCGTAACGAGCGTTACCACATCGTCGCGGAACAAGACGGCATTATCATCACCCACAACCACCTTTATGACGGTAATAACCGCGACGAGGTAAAGGTCTTTCTAAAAGGCTCGGGCACTTTCTCTTATAACGATCTTGACAACACCAAACTTTTGATTGAAGACCCGGGAGATTGGGACTGCAAGGATAACGTTTGGGTGTTGCGAAACGGGAGCGACTGGACTTCCGGTGCCGAAGGCAAGCGTGGGATGATCACGCTCAAGGCCGGGGCAGCAGGAACGGATCTTACCCGCGTCAACATTTCCCAGAACAAGTTTGTGACGATAAATGGCACCGGCGCGGATGCCATCCGTTACGACACGACCAGCGGAAACTTTGATTTTGCGAACATGAACGACGTGTTTATCGTGCGAAACACGTTTGGGCGTATGCAGACAATTACATCTCATCCCGTAGAGGGTATTTCATTTAGTTCGACGAATTTTGCCAAAGTTGATCTGGACAAATTCTCGCCTTTCGGGTCGGCTCATGTTTACAAAACCATGATTGGCATGGTGCCGCAGGTAACTAACGCGAACCTTAACAACACGATCCCCAAAGCCCACGGCACGGTTTTTCAGAACGAAGCCAAGGCGCAGACTGACATCAACTGGACGGGCACTATGGTCGTGACTTGCACCTGGAACAGCAACGGCCAATAACGAGCGCCCCGACCGGCGGCGCCAGGCACGCCGCACGGTCGGGACTCGCCGCGGGGACTGGCGGGAACCAACCCACGGCTAGACGGCGGACTCAGCACGGCCGGCGGCCGAGAGTCCAGATGCAAACTGGCGGGACGAAGGAGTGCGGATTGCCAGAAGGCAACGGCAGCTTGGAAACCCTAAAATGGGCGGTCGGCGGCGGAGCGGCGCTGCTGATGGCTTGGCTCGGGGCGCTGCATAGGCAGGTGTGGAACATGCGACAGACACAGGCCGAAGAAGCGCGCGAAGACCGGTCGGAGATGCTGCAGGAGATGGCCACCCTGCGCGAACGGGTGGACGGCCACGACAAGGAAATCAGCGGCATTAAGAACCGGATGGTGACCACCGACGATTTGGAGCGGTCAACCAAGCGCATCGAAGAATCCGTGCACCGGCTGGGCGAGGAGTTGCGCTCCGACATCAAAGACAGTCACCGCCGGATCGATCAGGTGTACCGCAACGGACACACGGGAGAAAGCAGCCGATGAGCGACGACGAACTCCTCAGCCGCATCAAGCGCCACGAGGGCGCGGTGCGCAGCGGCGACCGGCACGTCGTCTACGACGACGCCACCGGCCAGCCAATCGGCCCGGGCACAATCGTCCAGGGCAACCCGACCATCGGATACGGTCGGCTTGTCACAGGCGGCAACGGGATCTCTGAGCAGGAGGCCGAGGAGCTGCTGCGCAACGACGTCGCCAGCGTGCGCGCGCAGCTGGACCGTCGGCTGCCGTGGTGGCGCCAGAAGCTGGACACGACGCGCCGGCAGGCCGTGCTGGAGATGGCGTTCAATTTGGGCGTCGGCGGGCTGCTGTCGTTCCGGAACATGCTGGCCGCGCTCGAAGCCGGCGACTACGAGACCGCGGCGACCGAGGCGCTGGACAGCCGCTGGGCGCAGCAGGTCGGCCATCGGGCGAACAACATCGCCGAGCGCATTCGGCTCGGCTGACGGACGCCATCAGGCCACCCAGCGCAGGTAGCGCCTGACGCACGCCCGCCGTTCGGCGGGCTTTTTCATGCGCAAACCAAAGGAGGCGCATCATGGATATCCTAGTGGAACTTCTCCCCGCCATCATTTCGGCCCTTGTTGCCATCGGCGTGGCCGTCGCGCGCACCACCGACAACAAGATTGACGACAAGGTGGCCCGGCTGGCCGAAAAGCACGAGTCCAAGCTGACCGGCGCGGTCAAGCGGCTCGTGCAGGACGACAAGGCCAAGAAGTGACTTGGCTCACCATCGTCAAGCTGGTCCTGGGCGTGGCCGACAAGATGCTCGGCTACGTCGAGGACCGGCAGCTGATCCAGGCGGGTGAGGCCAAAGCCGCCCGCGCCCAACTCAAGGGGGCGATGGATGCGATTAACCGCGGCCTGCGCGCTCGCCGCCAGCCTGACGGCGTGCTCGGTGACAAGTACGAC